TTGGATTAGGTGCTGTTACATCTGTTAGTCTATTTGCAAATACTTTTAAAGATATTAGTAAGGTTTTAAAAACTTCTATAAAAATATCACCTTTAACTAAACGTTGAGCTGCGGTTCTATCACCTAAATTAATAATAGGAGCTTCAAAATTAATTCTATCACGAGCAGTTAAGTTAATATTTTGGTTAGCAAATAAATGTACATCATTTAATCTAGCATTAAAAACTATATTATCAGAATTTCCCATTAATTGTGCACCACTAAAAGAATCTCTATTAGATAATATTCTGCCTGGTGCAACTTTCGATATCAAATCAACTGTTAAATCAATAGTTTCATTTTCAGTAAGATACAAAGAACTTGCATCAGTATTTATAGCTTGTTCTACTAATCCTATTCCACTTTCTTGTAAATTAAGCGCTTCTTTTTTAAACCTAGCATCATCTTCAACTGAAGTTCCATTAGTGTGTAATTGTCCTGTAGACATTTTTATATTAGATGAATTTGGTTGTTCATCTTGTTCACTGCTTAAACGAATTACATTACCAAATCTACCTTGTAATACAGTATCGCCTGGATTTAGTTTAGTTTGTCCTATTACTAAAGGTTTAAAAGTACCATTATCATCATATCCTAAATCATCAATTTGGCTTTCATCGGGTATAGATGAGTTTCCATCTGTATTAAAGATATCTTGATATCTGTTTACTTTTAACTCGCTTTCCTCTTTCTTTGTTAAATCGCTTAAACCAGTATCTCTAACATTTAAACTTAAATTTCGTTTTCTATTTACAACATCTACATAAAAAGGTTCATCTCGATAATCAACACATAAAACCGTTTCTCCCTTTATTGGTAGTTTTACAAAGTTTGAATTAAGAGGAAATCTCCACGGTAATTTTTCTTCATCTACTCCTTGTTCACTTGTAAATTGTCTTGCTTTTATTGCACCATAGTAAGAAATATCAGGATTTGTAGTATCTGGTATAAGTCTTTTGGCTTTTTCTAAATCTTCTTCACTTGTTATTACTCTCAAAACTTCAGCGGCTTCTATCTCATAAAACTTTTGATTAGCTAAGTAACCAAATTCAGTTTTTATAATACTACTTAAAGACTCTTCAGTAACTAATGAAGAGTTTATTTTTGGTAGTCTTGATTTGTTATCTAATGATTTATCAAAATATGACATTAATTTCCTTTAGAACTACTAAATGAATGCTCTGATTTTTCTACTACTTCATCTACGATATTCTGAGTATCTTCTACTACCTCTTGTATACTTCCCATTAATTGTTCTTTTTCTGCTTCACTTAATCCGAATTCATCCTCTGAACCACCTTTGTTTTCTGCAGCCATAATACGTTGTACGATAGAAGCTATCTTAACAAGTTGGTCATCATTCTTAACATTGATTTCAAGATACTCTTTTAACATAGGTACGATTTGTACAGCAGTATCACCATCTTTTATGAATGTAACAAGCTCTCTTGTTAACACATCAAGTTGTTTCCTGTTTTTATCTGTATTTTCGTAGATATCTTCAAAAAGGGAAGATAGGGTTTTTCCTTTAAAAATTTCGTAATCGTTGCTCATAATATGTCCTATTGATAAATATGTTGAACTCAAATAACCTATGTATATAAATAAATATAAGTTAACTTTATAAATTTAAATTAATAGTTATTAAGTACGGGACAATAATCCCTTTTTAATAACCAACAGGAGATACTCGATGAAGGAAGTCGTAGCAATGGTCAGAGGATGGATGGATGATGTTACTCATCTTCTACTATCCTTTGTAGCTATCGGTGCTGTTTCTGAAGTAATATTTGGAACTGGCGTCTTTGGCGTAAATGTTGTAGGAAACCTAACAGGATTAATCAACCAATTCGGTGAATCAGGATTTGCAGGATTAGTTGCATTATTAGTGTTAGTAGGTTTATTCCGAAAATCGTAGGTTCAACTCCAGTGAGTGTAAAAGGGGGGATTTATTCCCCCCTTTTTTTATGCATCAAAAAATGAGCCTGTAAACGATGTATCTACTTCACCTTTAGCGTAGAACTCAAGTTTTATTTCTTCAAAATATTTCTTTAACTGAGTTATAACTCGTGTGATATGTTGAGTATTAGAACTTGTCATCTCTCTTATCTGCAAATACAAATACTTTTTATTAAAGTTTTCTATATTATGTAGATTTTGTAAAAGATATAATACCGAATAAGCAACATCAATATCTTTCTTTCTTGTAAAGATATTTGAGATATTGTTTTCTAAGTACTCACAATAAAAGTCTAGTAGTTCTGAATTACCCTCTTGATATTTTTCATCATCTAATTCGTTTTGAATGTTTCTTTCAAAATCAGCAACTTGAATATCATTTTGTTGTTTCATCTTTTTATAGTTGTTATTATTATGAAGAATCAAATAATTTTTTGCAACTATACTAAAGTATGAAAAAGCTCTACCCTTTTCTTGCTTGTACTTATGCATATTGATAATAAGGTTAGAAACCACTTCGTGTTTAACATCTTCACTTGGAACATCAAAGTAATAAAACTTAAATGTGTGAATGATATTTTCAACCAACTTCTCCAATGGTTTTCTAATTCTCTCATTGTAGATTTGATTTCTAACTATTGGACTTTCTTCAGCATTGTATTCAATGATAGCATCTTCAGTTGGTTGTCCAAAATATATTTTACCTCTTGCCATTTGTTACTCTCTTTCTATTGCTTTATTTAATTCGTTTACTGTATCTTTGATTCCTTCAAAGATTGTTCCTACTTCATCATCTGCTTCGAAGTGACCTGTAGAATCTATTTCCTTTATAATTCTTTGGGTATTCATTATTTTAACAGATAAGGTATCAATCCACGTTTCTAAGGTTTCAGCTTTACGCATTAAGTTCCATATAATATAACCCTCGATAACAAGTAAGATACCTAATATAATTTCGAATATCATACATCATCTCCAAATAACTCTTTAAACAAGTCTTTAGATTTAGATTGTAACTTATCTTCCTTCTTCTCTTTCTGATTGTCATCAGTTTTTAGAACACCTACCATTTTCTGATACTTCTGCTTATGCTCTTCTTCTTCCACTTCCATACTACGTTTCCACTCATCATACTCAATCTTAGTAGCCATCATATCAGCTTGATGTATAACATAAGCGATGTTAGATTTCAAAGCCCAATCAGGATTGTAAGACATATAGTAAGATTTATTAGCCTCTTCATACAATCCATCTGCTAATCGTAAACCAATATACTCATTCTCACTCATTGGTATTTGAAAATGTCCAAGTAAGAATATAGCTCTATCAGTAACCGACATATATTGTAATGCACCATTATGTGTGAATATCTCACCACGATTCTTTCTATGCCACTCTGATTCTTGTGGTACATAATAATCTTTATCCAAATCACCAACCTTACCTAAGTCGTGGTGCATAGCTGCGAAGATAACTTCTTCTGTAGTGAAGTTAATTCTAGCACCCTCTGCTGCCCAAAGATTCATAACTTTTAATGCACAATCTATAACGTGTAAAACGTGTTCTACGTAACCACCAATGTGTGCGTAGTGAAATTGTTCTTTACCACTCGCTGGAGCCATACACATTCTATCTTCGAAATGATCGTACATCTTATTCAGTTTATCTAAACGTTCACCCTCAAATGTATTGGAAATCAAGTTACGAAGTTGTTCCCAATTCTTTTGGATTTGTTCAGCTGTTAGTTGTTTCATATCTATCCTTTGTGAATTTAATAGTTGGTTCTTGTCTAAGTTTATTTCTATAACCACTAAAACCTATTCTAACACCCCAACCTAAGTGTTCGATAATGTCTTTTTTAGTAACTGATTTTTTCGTATGAATAAAATCAACTATTTTTTTGTAGCTATCTGTTTTTTGTTTTATTGTTTTTAAATTTAATATTGTTTCATCAAGCATATTATTAAACTGAGTTATCGCAGATTCCCACTTACACTCTTTAAATCTATCTAATGAACGTTTAGAATATTCCTCTCTAATTGATACATCATCTAAAACCTCTTCTAACTTTTCTAAAAAGTCATTACTATCGTAATAGATACCTGCAGAACTTGCAAGTTCACAATAGTAATCAGCATTTAAAAATAAGTAAGGAACACCTACACTCATACCATCCGTAGCTGATACAGCCCATCCACTGTATTTCTGTTTTGCACATACACCAATGTAACAAGAAGATAACTTAGAAAAATATCCGAATCTATCGTATTTATCATTTGTTAAATATTCTCTACCCTCAGTAGAATCTGCAAGTGGAACCCATACCTCAAAGTCTTGTCTTTGTTCCCAAAGTTTATCCATTTGTTCTAAAAACCACGGATAGTTTTTGTATGTGTGAGGGCGATGATTGAATACGATAATTTTTTTATCTGTAGTTTGGTTCTCGTATTTTGGAATCTCCCAACCAAGATATTGTGGTTCAAGAATCTCATCTAATCTTTTAACTACACTATTATTAAAATGGTTTCTAGCATTTTTTAGAATTAACTTCTTCTGTCCTTGTGTATTTATACCACACTTATCCATCTCTAAAATACCTAAGAAGTTTACATCCATCATAGTCATACTATAGTTTGTAATCTCAGGAAACTCAGTCCAATGGGTGTACCCAATAAATCTTGGTTCCATATTTGTATTATTTATGATTGCATTTTTTAGTTGTAAAGTATGTTCAGGCAAATGAGAATACACAATATCATAATCTCTTTTTTTCCATTGTAATGCTTTTACTATTGTATCATAATCAAAATGAGTTCTCATAGCATTTGGGTATGATGGTAATGGTAATACTAATTGTTCTGTATTAGGAAAATCTAAACTATTAATATGATGTGGTGAAAATATTGTAAAATGTATATCATCACGTATCTTATTTAGCTCTCTGATAATATTACATAATACTACGACATAAGAATCTTTTTCTAAATCTTGTTGATATGTTATGTTCGGATATACGAGTATATTGTACTTATACTCTTTATCGCTTGTCTTATCTTTTGTAAAATTTAATATATTCACGAAAATATCTTTCTTGTCTTTTTATCTAGTGGTAAAATGTAGATGTGTTTTGGTGGTAGTGGTTCAGTCCAAATATTCTCATCACCTTTTTTCATACGTTGTCTAATATTTTCAAACTTAGGACTTTTCTTAGTTAACATTCTGGCGTGATATTTCTCACCATCAGCTATCAACATCCTACTCGGTTTTGTCATCCCTAAATGTATAAAGTTAGTTGCTTTGTATATAACACCCTCGTGTCCTTGAAAAGTATCCGCATAGGACAGAATAAGCTTGTAATTTGTATGCTTTTTTAACCAACTAATGGCTTTACCAATAAAGTAACTTTCTGTATTCTTGACTGTATCATCAATACAACAAAGTCTGTTTAACTCGATAACCCTATCAGGTGTTTCTGGCATATAACTTTCTGCAACACCAGCCATAGCTGGTATTCCAAACATCATAGCACCAATTAATTTTGGTATCCCAAACTTTCCACTTGGTGAAAATAATCCGAAACAATAACTAATATGTAAACCTCTTACACTTTTTGAGTAATGATTTTTTCTAACAAAATCTTCTATTGCATTTGTAGGTACTTTTTCTACAAAATAATCTGTAACTTTATCTTCCAACTTCGCCTATATATTTTTCTCTTGTTTGTTCCCAATCTAATCCTATGATATCTCCATAGAATAAAATGTCATCTTTTAACTTGTTGGAAGTTAACAATTTTTCATATCTTTTACAAGCCTTTTTTTTCCACCAATCCATAACACCATCTACATCTTGTTCAAATCTTGGTTTTAATCTTAACTCACTTTCAGATATTTCACCTCTTAGGTATTCCCTACTATTTTCATAGTAAGTTAGGTAGAATACGCCACGTTTAAATCCGTGTTCATATGCAGTTGTCTTTATCCCTAACTCTTGAAATATAAGATTTAATATTCTTTGTTTTACACCCGTAACAGGACCTGAATCCCTATCTTTACTTTGTATGTGTTTTGCATACTTTTCTGATTTATTATCTTTGTACCAATCGTGCCACTTCTGAAAAAAATCATCATCAGGTTTTAATGAAATTCTACCAGCAGATTCACCAAGTGTTTTCCAATAAGGAATACCATTATACATAGAGTGTATACCATATAGTGATGTGGTAGTAACTCCAACTAACTTCTCTCCATATAACTCTTCCCATTGTTCTCTAAACGTTTTAGTAGATATCAATGCTGCGATTAATTTACCACCTAAGAAGTTAAATCCAAATGGTTGTGTAGAACATATGGTTGTAGCTATAGTAGAGTTTTTTAATTTACCATCGGTTAATTTATTATCTTTACTCCAACCAATATAAGAATCTCTAGCACTAATAGCTATAACATCGGAACCAAGACATATTACACCAAGTATCTTATTACTTGTCTCATCCATAACAATAAACTTTACGTTTCTACCTGGATTAGCTGTAAACTCCATCGTATGAATAAGTCTACGAATAAGAGTCCAATATTCATTTTGTCTTGAATCACCTTGTTTGATTGGAATGATTTTTGGTTTTATTGATTGTATCTCTGCTAGTGTTGTTTCTCTATCTAATAAATTTGTTGGTTTCCATAACTTAGGTTTAATCGTATGAATCTTGCTAGCTTTTTGTCTAATTTCATAATCATTATGATTAAACTCTTTCCACTTTTTATAAAGTGTAGATTCTTGGACACTCATAGTTTTAAGAAAATCCATATGTTCTATGAATTTTTGCTTTTCATCTTCGTAGATGAACTTATCTGGATCCTCGAAAAAGTTTTCGAATAACTCCATTTATAACCTTACATTTTTGTTTTTAATTATTAGTGCTAACCCAATCTAACTTTACGATATTAGCATCCGTAAATTTATATGGTGGAGCACCTGGTGATTCTAATACATCTATTCGATTCACAAAACGGGCATTCATAACATCACGTACTTGATAGACGCCATCTTTTGCACCATCTTTTGTTCCACGTAGAAGCACAAAGTCGCCAAAGTTTAATGCACCCCCCCAACGCTTCAGAAGATTCCTACTAACCGCTATAAATTTATATTCACTCGCTTTAGTGATTTTTATTCGCGTTCCATCCGCCAGAATGTCCGGTGTAGCATCTGTCTGTTGCGTAACTGGATGATACATTGTAACATCCACTTCTATTCCATTCTGCTCGTATTCTTTGAGTTGTAACTTTAACTCATCTCGTTCTTTTACCACCACATCGAGCATTTCTTTCATAGTGTGTTTGTTTTTTTCAATAAACTTCACACTAACTAAACCATTAATAATAACTAGCATTACCATCATAACACTTACTAATAGCTTTCGCATAGTATTACCTCTATTGTTACTTATAAATATGTTCATATTTTTCTAAATTTAATACTTTTTTGATATTAATGTCAAGCTTTTTTTTTCAAAAAAGTTTTTATTAATGTTTGATTCCTCAGTACCAGGTAGGTGGTGAGCTTTCAGGAAAATTGTCAGGTAGTGGGTCATCACCATTATTCCAACCCCAACCATCAGCCACACTCATTGAAACTCCTGCTGAAGATGTAGCTATGTATTCCCAATCATTACCAAATGGTAATGTTGAGCCTGATAAGACTAATGCAGTTCCAAATCCATTCCAACTTCTAAACGCCGTTTCTAGTTCTGAACCTGATGCTGCATAGTTGTTATCGTGTAACGATTTGGTGCTGTAGTAATATGCAGAGCAAGAGTGAGTAGCTTCTGTTAAGAATCTTACTTCTCGTTCTTCCATATTAATAGAGCCAGAGTTAGCCTCAATACGTTGCTGTTTATGCCACGTTGGCTTATAATATATAATTGCTGTGTATCTGTATCCCATAATTTATTCTCCAAAAATAAATATCAATCAAAGACTAAATTCTATTCCCACTTTGAACTTGTAGTACTTTTTATCTTTAATATCGTTGTAATCGAATATATTACTAAATACTATTTTATCCGTAATTTTCCAATTTAAACTTACATTCTCTTCCATATCAAATCTACTATCACCTGTAAGTTCATTTCTAAATAAATACCCATCCCACTTAGCCTGTAAAGATAATGTGTGATTTATTTCTTTTTTCTTCACAACACCTATGGATACTCCACTTTCAAATTTCTCATCTGAGTATAAACCAGTATATCCAAATGAGTAATCACCTTGGCGATAACGAATATCAGCTTTACCATATTTTAAGTTACGAGATGTCTTATTAACATATTGTGGTTTGATGTAAAGTAAGCCAGGTTTCCACTCAAACCATATTTCATCATCAATATAGTTTTGACCTAACTCACGTTCCCAATCTCGTTTGAGATACATAGTTTTAGATTTAAATCCTAATGATAACTCATAATCATCTTTTGTGATTGATTCATCATTAGGTGTTCTCATAGCAAAGCTACTGAACAAAACTAATCCGCTAAAAAATCCTTGTAGAATCATTCTCTGTCTCCTCTCGTGGATTAATGTAATAAGGTGGTGGAACATTTTCTATTGAATCAGATGGTAATTCTGTTCTTATACCTAACCTCTCTTCAAATTTATTTAAGTCCTCTTCTAATGTACCATTGTAATCTTTCACTATGATAACAAGTGCTAGAACACAATGAAAATAAAACCAGGTTAAGTTCATATTTGTATCTCCTTCAAATGTTTTGGAACATTTTGTTGTATATAATGTTGTATCACAAACGCTTCTATAAGATGAGTAAAGAACCAAAAGAAAGAAAGTAAAGGTATATAAATTCTAAAGTTTAACTGTAAAACAGCTATACCTAACCAAGCTAAGAAAACCATACCAATACTCTTGGTTACGAAACTAGCTCCACTAAATGCTAAACTCATTACACTACCTCGTGCTACACAAACGTACACGTTAACAGCCATATGTAAAAGGTTTAAGAATATAGGTGCTAGAACACCTAATAAAAAATACATCATTTTAACTCCTTATTGCTTTACTAAACCAAATCTGTAGTGATAATCTATCCATAGCCATATTTGATGTTTTGGCTACCCTATGATTTACACCTGTTCTCAAAGTTACAAGTTTGTTTGGTGTTGGCTTTATCCACCAACCATCTATAACCTCACCTTGAGGTGCATCTTCACCTGCTTCAATTAGTAACTCTCCGTGCCACCTATCCATCCAAGTACTATGTACGTAAAAGCTACCTGCACCAACTCTTTGCATTTGTTTTGCATTGAAAACCTCTTGCTCGTTTTCATCTAAATCATAAGCACGAGCAGGATCGTTATGCCAATCAATACCACCACCTGGTGAATTCCATTTGTAACAATGTATATCTAAGTAATCAAAATCTGAATCAAATGTTGTTACAAACTCTTGTTTCATTTCAAATATACGCCTAACAAGTGGTTGAAAATAAACATTCAATTCTTCTATAGAATATGGTATCTCATCATATACTTTTTGATTAGTATCAAGTTTTTTATGTGAGTATGGATTGTATTGTTTATGCACAAACCCATTTTCACCAAATATACCAACTTGCATTATAGTAGTTTTATTATAATCTGATACAAGATTTCTATCCCATATAGCTCTCTCGTGAGTATGCTTCATAGTATCTGTTACATCGATAAATTTATTATAACAAAACCATTGAACATTTTGAAAGTCTATTTCAGATAATAGATTTTTTGTTACTGAAACCATTTATTTTTTTTTATTGATTAGGATTTTTTAAGTAGTCCCTTGCTTTATTTATGTCATTACGAACAACTGCAATTTTATTCATCCACCAGCTTGGTAGTGAATCTTCATCATTTAACATAGTTAGCATTTGTAATACTTCTTGTGCATCCTCTGCAACTAACTTCATACTTCTTTTAGCACTAGCTACATCCGTGTGTCCATCTTCAGTTATTGATTCTTGTATAGCCACTTGGAATCCACCTTTAGAACTTTTTAAAACAACCATATTTTTAGTTATGGTACTTTTTCTTAAATTTTTCATAGATTGTTTATGTACTGCACTTTGAGCATCTTTTAAATTTTTATATATCTTTGGTAATCTTTTAAACTTCATAGTTTCAGCTGATTCGTTCTTTATACAATTAGGATATCTTTTACCAAATAATACTTTTGTTTTACGAGTAGGATGTATCTTATATCCTTTCCAACACTTTTCACATAAGCATTGTTTACCCTCTTTTAATTCTTCATCTTCTTCACCTGTACCACCTGGTGATTTTAATTTATAAGTTGGGTCTTCAGCTGACATAACATAACCACAACCCTCAAGTTCTAATCTAATTAATTCTCTTAACTTATCTAAGGTTTCTTGTCTTACCTTGTTAGGTAATCCCTTGTGTTTTGTTGAAGCCATTTTTTTAGTTGATTTCTTTTTCATTGATTTAGCTGCATCTTTTACAGCCTTACTTACTTTACTCGCTGGAATCTCACCCTTTTTATAAGCGTGAACCAATCCCATAAATCTTTGTTGTGCTTTACTTACTGATGGCATATTATTTATTTCTATTTAATGCATTTAAAATATCAGAAACTCTAAAATTATCTTTTTCGATATAATATTTATCCTCACGATTCTTCAAGATTTTTTTAATAATATTTTTCTCACCCGCTGTAATCTTGTATGGTTTTTGTTTTTGTAACGATCTCTCTCGTTCTACACCACCACCTGAATAGTAAGGGTCTTGATGAGCAAATTTTGGTTTGGTTACGAAAGAAACAATTTTAGATGATTCATCTCGAGCGGCGGGGAAATTATCTGTTACCAAAGTTATCTCCTCACCTTTATTATCTTTTTCTTTATATGCAAAGCCTGTATCTGTTTTTTGCTCTGTCAATAAATCTTTGAGTTTTATCATTAGAACTTTCCTTGTAGTATTCTGCCAGCTTTGGCTCCAACACTTCTAGCATCATCCTCTGCACGATAGTAGGCTAGTTTTCCACCCTTTTTCTTTTCTTGTTCCTCATCATATTTTGATGATTCAATATATCTTCCGAAAGCACCATATAAATCTTCCATAGCACGTGTTATTTGAGACATATACTCGTATACCTTTTTCTCTTCATTTGTAGTCCAACTATTATACTGCTTTAGTAACCTATCAAACTTAGCTGATGGTTTACCACCGATAGCAGCGGCTATCAATCCATTGGTAAAATCTTTTGCTGCTTTTACTTTAGCATTCACTTTATTTTTATCTTTGTATGTCTGGCGAAGTAAATTTCTATATTTTCTTTCGTTTTCATCTCTGAACTCACCATCGGTTTTCCACCTCCAAGAACCCTGACCAACTGCTTGTCTCATTTCTCTTTTTTCTTTACCACCCATATAAGGCATATTTTCATCTAAAGTAACTTGATAGTAAACAATACCAGGTAGTTGTTGTACAGCAGATAAACTTTGGTATCCAAACTTATCGATACCAAAAGACATCTTATCATCACCATATACTGAACTTCTTATGCCAGCTTGCATCCCCATACCTTTTCCTGTAGCCCCCTTACGTTTTCTGTCTACATTTCTCCAAGATTTTGTATACCAAAGTGGTTTACCATCTTTTAGTACAATAAGTGCAGTGCCTTTTTCTACTTGTTGAATCGAATTGTAATCAGCCCATCTTCTTTTATTTGGTAAATCAATCTTTTTTGTTGCGACTGCAAACTCTATACCTTTTTTCTTAGGTTTTGCATTCTTTTCGATTTGGCTATCTCTAACCTTATCCCATTGAACACCAAGTTTTGCACCATAGGTGAAGAAGTCTCTATCTAAACCTTGAAAGTTATTCACCATTTTTCTAAGAATGGAACTTCTAAATGCTTCAGCTAATATACCACTAGCTTTTGATTCTCTTATAATATCTTTTAATTTAATCATACTTTTGGTGTCCCCATTGCTTTCCACAATCTTAAAATTAAATTGATAAGTTGTTTTGTATTCATCTTATTCATTTTTTCTTTACTTGAGTCGTTTACCTTATTCCAAACTTGAGTCATCATATTTGCAGTAGTTCCATCTACAAGAGTACCACCAATCTTTTTAGCTTGTTTGTTTTTTGCCACATCAAGAACTTTTTTTATATTACCTCTTGGTTCTACGGCTTCATTTACGGATTCTTTCAAATCAGGCAATCCTTTCATCTTTGACATATCTCTAACAAATTGTTTGTAAGCTGATGGGTTTGCTTTATAGTTTTTCATTACACCTGCTAATCCATCCACATCCATCTCAATAGCCATTTGTATAACATTCATCATCTTACCCTTTGCCCACGGAAATGCTTTTTTGATTGCACCAATTTTATCCACTTTTTCATTTACGGATTCTTTCATACCAAGTTTTTTTAGAGTTGTTTTCATTCTAGCTCGTTGTTCTCTACTGTTTACAACCACGTTACCAGCTTCATCTCTCATTATTTCATCAAAAGTCATAGCTATATCTTCAATTTTTGATTTAGGAACTCTTGGCATCTTTTTTCCTAAATATTTTACCACCTTTACAAAGTCACTTGATTTTTTAGGATTATATCGTATAAACTCTTTATTTAAATCAGCAACGAGTGTAGAGGCTATTCTATCTAACTTACCTTCATTTACTGACTCAACTTTGATACCTAACATTTTTGGTAAACGAATTGTCAAATCCATTAGTTCGTGTGATTTCATTTTATCCATTTTGCCACGAAAACTTTTCATCTTTGGATGATTATAAATTGCTATAATTTCTTTAGCAGTCTTACCATTCATCCTAGTGCCTGATACAGTGCCATACTTATTTTTATCTGCTAAATTCTGAATTGATTTTATTGTTTTCGATTCTTCATTTACAGATTCTTTTACAGGCTTCTGTCCTAACTTTTTTCTGATAACATTTATTTGTTGTTTAATTTTTTTCTGTGCTGGACTACCAGGCATCTGTTTCATAGCTTTTGCTAATAATATAACTTGTTGCATTTCTAATGAACTCATTTTTCGTTCAGCTTCTTTTACAGATTCTCTTCGCTTTCCTGCTTTAGATTTTTTTACACAATTAGGATATCTTTTACCGAATAAAGTTTTGTATCCTCTCTTGACGTACCCTTTCCAACATTTTTCACAAAGACATTGTTTCATTATCTTCCTCTCCTCAATCCCATAGCTTTTCTTTTACGAAGAGACTTGATACGTTTTCTAAGAATCATTGCTTTTTTACCACGTTTTTTGATTGCAGCTTTACGCATTGCTCTTTTCTTCAACATTTTTTGCTGTCCTGATACTCTAACACATTGCTTTTTGGATGGTACGTATCTTTTATTTTGAGGACATATAACACGTAGTTTTAGTTTCTTACCTCTAATAACTCTTTTCTTACGTAACTCGTTTACTATTCCAATATTATTGACAACTTCTTTTACAAAAGCATCAACAAGAGCATTGAATTGTTCTTCATCATTGAGAACATCTTCAGTTACTTCATCAAAAAATCCGTTTTGATATGAAATTTCAACAAGTTCTTTTAACATACTACGCCTTATTTAGAAATAATTTTAGTTCAACTAATAAATCTTTGTAAGCTTTCATAATAGAAACTGCTTTTTTCTTATCACCACCTTTATCAGCTTCTTTTATCATCATCTTCATATTCTTTTCAAGTGAGGCAATATCTTTTAGTGCTGACTTCTTTGCACCTGCGAACATTGGTGGTGCTTCATCAAGTCTAAAGTCTTTCCATTGTTCCCACATTTTCTTTGTATACTTTGGCATTATAGACCTCTTATGATATCGTTAGTTATAGCTTCCACTTTACAATACTTACCACATTCATTTGGATTTCTTTCATCCATTCTCACACTTTCTGTAATTACACCCTCATTTGTTTTACCTTGTGGATATAAAAATGCACCTTGTGTAGATGGGTTGGATACAAAATCAAAAGCAATAAGTTCGAAGTCAGGCTGAACTGCAACTGTTTGTTTACCTGTTTCTTCATCTTCTTTGATTGCTTCTACTGAACCCATACCTCTTGAAGAGATACCAAGTTTTATACCTGAACGGAATAATTCTTTTAGGATATTACCACTTGGTGTTGGTAAAACTTCTACTTCACCTACCAAGTCGTCATTTTCCCACCACATCTTTTTGATGTTATGTGAAACATTCTGTAAATTGACTACTGAAGACTCAGGATGGTCTAACTCACCCATAGCTCTTCTTTCAGTTATAAAAGAGTCATTATACTTTTTAGCTTCACGTACTAAAATTTCTTTTGGATATATTCTTCCATTTTGGTTTTCAGCGTTTGCTCTTTGTAGAACACCTTTTACCAAAAGCTTACCACCACCCATGCTTTCATTTATAGTTTCGGGCATGACCTCAAAAGGTAAGTAATCTATTAGAAGTTGTTTATTCATTAGCTTCTCACTTTTATTATTTCTGTTCTTATTTCTTCCAAATCTTCAATACAACTATCGACTTTTGAAAGTGCTTCTATTTTATTGAAAGCATCTCTCTCACCATTTTTCAACGCTTCCGCACAAAAAACTTCTGTAACTTTGATTGTATCCATGAGTTTGTATAATAACTCATGCTTGAAGTGATTCCACTTCGGTTTCTTTTTTAGGTTCACTTAAGTTGACCGACTTTGTTCGCTAACTTAACTAACCTTTCACTAATTTTTTGTAAAGCTGAATGTGTTCTCTTCCAATAACCTCTACTATCGACATTCAATTCATTTTTCAATCGAACATTCATCTTTACCATTTTTTCTAATTCTTTTAAAGTATCACGTACTTCCATCATTGACTTACCTATCTTCTGTTTTGGTGATAGTGTTTCGTCATTTCTCCAATCGTGATATTTTCCCTCATTAACATTTTCAAGTTTTTTATCAACCTGTTTTGCTTTAGAAACTCCAACTCTCGTTACACTTACAATATCTTTACGTTTCTTTAGTTGTTTTGCAACCTTCATTTTAGCTTCACCCTTAGAACCAGCATCAACTAAAACACTACCTAAATCTTGTACTTTTACGTGAAACTTACCTTCCAACTTATAACCACTTTGATTAGCAATCTTCTTTCTTCTATCTTTCTTACCTTTACCACTAAAAGCATAAGGTGTGCTATAGTGCATAGCACCTGCGGTAGCGGTGGTAGAAGCTTCTTCTATTTCTTGTTGGATAAGTTCTCTAATATAGGCTTTTAGTTGCTCTCTAACCTTTGGCGACATTATCTATCTCCTGAATAAGTTGGTAATATCTCATTAGTGAAACAACCTGCTTATCAGAAACAACCTTGCCTTTTTTGAGAGAATCGGCTTGATTTACAACTTCGTTGATTTTGATTTTTGTAATCTTATCATCAACTGTATTTACTTTTTCAGAAAGAACTTGTTTGATATCGTTGATTTCATTATCAACATATTCTCTCAACTTATTTGTGTTAGAGATATTATTGATGTATTCTTTCAACAACGTTTTTTGTTTCTCTGATAGATTGGAGTATTTTTTATTGAACTTTTCGACTAATGTTTGATAAGCCAAAAGTCGTAAATCTTTTTCTTGCTGTTTTAGATAATCGTAAGTCTTGTCTTTCTTGACAGTTACGCTATCATGTGTCATGTTTTCCATGAGGGTATGATGTGATTTTTCATACAAAACAGGATTTGTTTCTTCACTTGACTCAAATATATTGTAGATTGAAGCTAAAACTTTGTAGTTAGGTATTCTTGCATTGAAAAATTCATTTATATCGTAAGATTCTTTTATCTTTTTTATAAGATTGTATTTTTCACTTCTAATTGAACTGTTACTTAACTTACCTCTATTACGTAAAACTACCTCAAGAAGTTTTTCAGCTCTACTTTCGGTAGAATATTTGTTTTCTGAAAGAATTTTGTATAATTCGAACTCTTTTCCAAGCTCAGTATCTTTGTTAAAAAATTCTTTTACAATTTCTGCAGCTTTAGAATCATTAGATCCTAATAAATCTGCGGTAATCTGACGAGTCAACAACTCAAAAAGAATACCTGTATTTTTAATTTTGGTATGCTTTACCTTTTTATTCATAATCTTGAACTCCAATCAAAATGATATGTCATATATAAATATAAAAATATGAAAAAACTACTTCTTTTTCGTGTCGTTTAGTTCTTCTTTATATTCATTTTCAATAGAATCAGCTTCATTCAATAAACTAAAGTCTTTTTTATCCATCATTCCTTTTAATTTATCAAAATGTGCTAATGCTAATTGTGGGTTATATTGATTTTTTTTGTCTTTCGCACCTAATGGGTCTCTACCTCTCGCACCACTATCTTGTCCATACTTACCACCCTCTTTAGGTCTACCTGCTCCTTTGAATCCACCAGGAGGCGAACCACCTGTGTCATCTAATTCATGTCCTGTCCTACCTGCTTGGTTATCACTTGGTGTTCCTTGTGCTTCACCACTCTTTGCAGGATCGTTACCCTCATTTTCTATTTGGGAACGTCTAAACTTTTGTTTGAAATCAAACACAATTTGGTTATCTAAGTCCTTTATATAATCGTCTGTAAATCCAAATATGTTTTTATATATCCATTCTGAAGAAACTAATCCATCTTGTAACATAGATGACGCTAATTGTGTCTTACTACTCCATAATTCAACCTTTTCAGTTTCATATATCGTAGATGGATTTGTCAAACTCAAATCAAAATTGACTAACTCTTCATCTTGAAAACCTTGTGCATACAAGTGTATGATAGCTATCTTAGTCAACTCAGATACTGTAATTCTTTGTATTCTTTCAATAGTTCTTGCGAATCTAACATCTTCAGCTGCCAATGTTGCTTTACTACCAAGTGACTCCTCATATCCTAAGAATGCTTTTGGAACTCTAAGTGCCGCTAACATTTTATTCTTTAGATACTCAATATCTTCTGTAGCTTCATATGTCAAACCAGGTAGTGCATCTATTTGTGTACCACTATCTCCACCACGAACAGGTAAGAAGAAGTCCTCTGTCAAATTCTGCATATTATACTTCAAGTTATAGTCACCTGTATCTTGGTCGATAACAGGTGTCTTTTTCATCTTGTTTATAATCTTTTGCATATAGTTATCAATTTCAGCTGGTGGTATATTTCCAATATCCAACTTGAATACTCTCTTTTCAGGTGCTCTCATAATTCTATGTATCATCATAGCATCTTCCATAAGAGTTAGCTGTTTGAAAACTTTTCTCGCTTGTTCAATCATTGACTTACCATAAGGAAGATAATTTGAATCAGAAAGTAATCTAAAGTGTGCTACTTGATAATTTTCTAATTCTGCATTCTTTGGTGCCTGAACTGAATACTTTGAACCCATATCACCACCTGATTCAAGTACGAACTTTACATAGTTAGGATTCTCAGGATCGATACCCTCAACTCTAACAGTATCGTATGGTGAAAGTGGTTGTACATTTGATATTCCATACTTCTCACTTATTTCAAGATACAAAAAGAAATCACCATACTTACACATATTACGAACCCACGGCCATAGATTGAATTCTATATTTAGAATATCATAAAAAAGATTATGAAGTATTTTTTTGATTTGTTCGTTATCAGTTTTGATTTCCAACACATCACCATATTCTGATTTCATTGTTGATTCATCAGCGTAAATATCTAATGCTGAAGAAACGATACCATCAGTATCCATCGATTCATAATCTTTGAATAATCCCAATCGTAATGCTTTTTTATGAACTGCATCCGTAGTTACGTTCGCACCATAACCTGAAAACATTCTTGTATATCTGTCTATTAAATTATTTTTAGCAAATGCTTGTACTTTATCTGTATCAGCTATACGAAGTTTTTTACCACCAACGTTTCTTACGATAACGTTAGAAGAAAATAATCTTCGTAATCTACCAAATAATGATGTATCAGCCATTTTTTACCTCACTTTATAAGAGCCACTCTAAGGACTCTTGATTTTTTTGAACATCCCATGACCAAGAATCGTTCTTGGCTTCCGATGGTGTGTATACGCCCTCATGAGCGTTTACATTTGTCAAAGTTTTCTTTGTAAGTTCAACACCCTCTGCTCTCAATCTCAAAGCAGTTTCCCTAACCCACAAACCTATGCCAAACGACATTACCAAGTCATCATTATATCCCGACATAGCTTCTGCTTTTTGTCCGTTGTATATAAATACAAACAACTCATCAACCAACCTTTGTGATTGAACTGTAACTGCTTTTTCCCTAAAAAATTCTTCTAACTTTGCGACAACTAATGGTCTTGTTTTCATAGACATTGAAAAGCCAGGAGTCATCTGTCTTTCCATTCTATTTATCTTATTAGTCATCTGCCTTTCGGTGTCTACATACTGTAAATCTTTACTTGCATAAAACAAGTTTGGATAACCTCTATCAATAACTGATTGTATAGCAGCCCAACCAATATTATTGTTTTCTATAATTAGTAATGCTTCGTTATATTCATTCGAAATGTTCACTAATAAGTTACCAAAATCTCTTGTCGATATCTTACCTTTATATTCAGCTACTTGTTTCACGTCTTGTACATCTATAACGTGAAATGCAGAGTAGTCAGTTCCGTCTCCTCTACTAACGTCAGCACATACTATATAATCTTTTGTATAGTTTGGTGGTTCCCATACCCAAACATTACTATCTATACCTCTTTTTTCTATCGGTTCACAAACTGTTTTTTCTTTTATCTCTTCTAATATCAAACCATCTATAACATTTTGTCCTGAAGTGATGAAGTCACAATCACATTCTTGTGCTGCCAATGACGGACCAAGTAATCTATCTTGTTCATCTCTCCAATCTTGCTCTCTATCAGGATGAACAGTCCAATGTAATTTGATAAAATTGAAATCATTCAATCCATCTTCTGCATCCATCCAAGTTCTATGGAACCAATTACCAACACCATTAGGTGTTGAGAGAGCGATACATTGTCCACCTGTCGATAACGTCTGAGATGCTGCTGCCCATATACCATCAATCTTATCGATAAACGCTGCCTCATCAAGTATCAGTAATGATAGAGCTTCTGAACGACCACTATCCTCACCACTTGATACAGCTTTTATTTGAGAACCATTCTTGTATCTCAAACTCAATTTGTTGTCTTCAACACAAGGTTGCTTCAACCACTTAGGTAAGTTTGAGTGCATCACCCTAACTTTTGTTACCAAGTTTTTAGCCACCTCTTGTTTAGTAGCAATAACCAAGATGTTTTTATCTTGATGAAACGTCATCATCCATAAACTATAACCTGCTGTAAGAGTTGAGATACCTAATTGTCTTGCTTTTAGTATAACGTTCAATCTATTTTGATTGAATTGGTCTACAGTTTTCTCTTGAAAATCGTATAAATGAAATGGTATCTTACCCTTTATCGGATGTTGTATAAAAGAATACTTTTTCAAAAAGTATACAGGATCTTGTGCACACTTTACATATTCTTTTCTGATTACATCTTTAAAATTTTTGTTTTTATTCTCCATTATTATTCTTCTTTTTTGAGAACTTTAGTCCAACGTCTTCCATGATTTCATGTAATGAAGCACCTTGTTTTAAATCTGCTATCTCTAAAGCATCAAAATCTTTTAGAGCAGTAAAATTATCTATACATATATCAAAAACTTCGATGGCTTCTTGTAATCTATCACTTTCATACTCATCCTCTACGTCACTTAGATATTGTATCGCTAAGTTTTGGAACTCAACAATCATTTCATAAATGTCGTTTGCTACATGCCCATCGACTAAATATAACTTTTTTTCATCAAAAGGTTTCTTCATATAAATAAATATTAGTCAAGTTCAGATAGTTGCTCTTTTAGGAACTTCTCTGCATCATCTGCCATCTTATTTATGTGGTCTGAATTTACATTCCACTTTTCCTTTGCTACCTCAGGAGTTTGTACACCAACACTCTCCATCTTTTCCATTGTCTTAGTTTTTTCTTTCCACTCTTGAATACCATTCAACATATCTTTTATGTAAGCTCTTTTGTTGTTTTTTACCTTTTCTTCCTCATATTCTGAGTATTTACCTTGTATTCTCAGTTTATTTTCTATTTGTATCTGACAATCAAAACAATGATTGTATAATAACCACATCTTATTGTCAAGTTTTATCTTCATAACTTTTTCACACTTAGGACAAAACATTGGCATTCGTGCATCTTTCATTATATCTGAAAGTCTATCTATCTTATCTCCACCCCCTTGTTTATCACCCTCATAACCAACCATAACCCTTTTTTCAACCGAATCACCTTTGAGAAGAGCTTTGAGTGCTTTATTTTCTCTTTCTCTCTCTTTACTATAACCCATATTTTACCTCACAAACTTTAGAGCTCCTAATATTTGATTTACAGGTGCAAATGCGCCCGTAAACTTGTACATATCACCATTATATTTGAAAACCAAACCCTCTGATGGCACAATAGAGTCTGAACCACCTATATTTTGTATTTTTTCAAGATTTTTCTTTAATAAATTGAGAGTTTTGATATCTTTTGATGACTTGAGTGTTGATATTGCCGACTTCAAGTCTTTTTTGATGTTTTTGACTGCTTTTTGAGGGTTTACTGCCAAATATCCGTCTAAATTCTTCAATATTTCAGCACCTAACTCTAAAAATAGTAGTTCAAATGGTTTGATGTGTTCTTGTTGTAACTTTTTCAAATCAAATTTATCTGTGGCCTTAGACCATTCCAAAAATTTATCGTGTTTTATATTTTTTTTATCTAATCTAAACGATTTGTCTAAGAAAGCCCATCGTCTTGTCAAAGAATCTAAAACATTTTTTGGTATTTTGTATTTCATTTGTTTTGACGCATTGAAAATATACTCTCTCCAATACATCTCGTGATACATACCCAATGTATCATTATCCTTCAGTTTATAAATAGTCTGTAATTTTCGTAACTTGCCTAAAAAATATTTTTTCTTTTTAGTGTAGTCTTGCACCTTTGGTAAGTTCAGTATAACAGGCTTAGATATCTTAAATCTCTTCTGAATGTTCTGATTTATCTGTCTAATCATCCCCTCTAACATCCTTGCACTATCTTTTACTTGTTTTTTAGTTTGTCCTGACTCATCTACCTCTACACTACCATGAAAAAACAACTCTGATACGTCATAGTCTATAACATTTGCTGTCTTTGGATAAACTATCTCTAAATTCATCCAACGTTTACCCTCACCAAATACTTTTTCTTTTTGTTTTTCTGATAATTTATTTACTGCAGACTCTAAATCTTTCATCGCACCCACAAATGCTTTCTCAACATCTCCTCTACCTGCAAACTTTGATTTCATACCTTTTACGTCAAGTGATGATTCACCAAAGTTTTTTAGATTACCCTTGTTTCTTGCAGCGACTAACTTATTATTCTTCCAACTAATCATTAGATTTTGTCCATCTAACTTTTCAGTAACCTTATCTTCTCTGTTTAGTTTTCCTTGTAAACTCATATCGATTATGTTTTTGAAATCACCAAATGTAAGATGATGATTATCAAATGGATGTGACATATGTCCTGCCGCTCCTCCCATAAGCAATAACTCCTTTTCTTGTAACTCTTGTGTCCACCAATCAGGTGAAAACAATTTTGTTTCTGATAAACTCTTTTGATATTTTTGTGCTGCTTTATTACCTTTATTCTTTGATACCCACCTAACTGCACTTTGTTTAGACACCATCTTTTTTCTACCACGTGGATTTGGGTTCTTTACAGTATCAGGCATTTTAGTCTTTTGTGGTTCTTTCTTTTTGTCTGCTCCCTTTTTCTTTTTATATGCACGTATCGCACCAAACCCTAATCCTGCAGCCATTGTACCAACATTACCTAATATCTTTGTGTAAGGTGCTGTCAAACCTGTAGTAGCACCTACAGCTGTAAGAACTAAAAACTTAGTTCCCATCTCACCACCAAACATATCAGCAAGTGAATAATCTCCACCCGAAGCGGCTGATGCTACTGCTGATAAATCTAAATCATATTCGGGATCACCTATAAATGTCATCTTAGTCCAAGCATAAGTAACAGCGGATGCTGCACCTAAACCCATAACCTTTTTTAGTTTTGGATTTTTTTGTAAGAAGTTATCCAACTTCTTCAATCCTTTTTCTTTCTTTTGTCCAAACTTTGTACCTGCTAACTTTTTAGCGATTTTATTAGGAACTACATTTAGAATTTTTTGATATGCTTGGAAACCCCTTTTAGCACCATCTAATACTTTGTCTACACTAAAATCATTTAGTTTAGCAACAACAAAAGTATTTTTGTTGTTCATAGTTTGTTTTATTTTACTGAAAGGTTGCTTTGCTTTTTTACTAAAATCTTTTAGAAAGTTATCAAATCTTATACCCTCTTCTATCGTCATAGTTTCAAACAAGATAGATTCGGATAGTTTTTTTCTATCTGTATTTTGTTGACTACCATCTGCACCTGCTGCTACAGGAGCTAATACTGATACACCTGTTACTTCTGTATCTGATTTCAATCCCATCCACTTTACAACTTCAAAACCTATGTTTTGTAGAACTCTGTTATTGATATGATTTTTATAACGGGCTATTGATTTACGTGGTGATAATGTAGTACCATGTGCAACTGCAGAAACAATTCTTGTTTTCAACAAAGGATCGTATGCAGGGTCTTGTGCTTTATTACTAACTATATAATCTATAACCTCTGCACCTAAATCACCCAACCAATCTTTACTAACATCCATATAGTCAGCAAAGTTTGCATAAAACGATACAGGTCCATCATCCACGTGTGCGATTGTAGACACGTTACTTTCTGATAAAAACTTTTCTATGATTTCATTCATAGATTTAAATCTTGTAGTCAATAACTTATACATTGTATTGTCTGAATATCCAAATAACTTTTTGAATAATTTTTTTCTATTAGGTTCTGATATTTTATTACTACCCAATACTTTTCTCATTACCGTACCACTAACATCCTCACCTGCTAACTTTACTGAAACGTGAGGTGCTATCATCACATAACCATTTTCTAAAAACCCATTCATGTCTCCACCTTTTTTATAAGGTTGAAAGTATTTACCACCTGATAATCTACTTGCATCTTTTTTACCAAGTGCGAATACTGCGGCAGTTTCATTTTCATCAAAGTATTTGAAAACTTCTACAGGTTTATATGGTTGTTTTGATTTGAATATATTTTTGGCAGGTACACCCATCTTTACCATATGTGCTTTTTTCTCTCTGAAGTTTAGTGGGTGACGTGGTGGTTTCTTGATATCGGATGTGACGATATAGACATCATCAAATTGTCTTTTCAATCTATCGAAGACTGCTTTGTGATGAGGACCGAATGGTTGAAAACGGCCAGGATATATTGCTATTGTTTTTTTGATTTCTTTTTGTTCAGTTACATCCTCTGAATATACGGACCTTTGGCCATTCTTGTCAAGCTTTTTTTTCGCTTTTTTTATCTTTTTTTGACTTGGGGATGGTAATGTTCCTGCGGGAGCTCCAAACTCTTCTTTAAGAAAAGGTGATATTAACCATTTGGTAAGTTTGTTCACGACTTACCACTTTCTACAAGACCAATATCTCGCTTTATGTCTTGGTCCTGGATTATCACAATTATGACGTGCTCTAAAGTTTCTACGAGCTGCAGGATTAGATTTCCTTATTCTCATAGTTCCACCTTTAGCACCACCACCTTGACCAAAATTAACTTTAACTACGTTGCCTTTTGGATTCTTTACATATACTTTGAATTTTTTTACATCACCCTGCATAATCTTACCGAGCTTTACTTTTCTTCCTTGATACTCAGCCTCTGACATTGGTTGTTCGTCTTCAGGAAATTCAAAGGTATATCCACAACTCTCACCCATTTCGTTTTCCCAATAGATGTGAGTTTTTCCGTTACTTGATTCTAAAAATACATCCATGTCTAACCCTTTACTTTTCTCCAACCACCACCTGCTGCTTTGTATTGTTTTGCAGCCCAAGCGTTAGCATAAGCTGATGGATATACATCAAACTTCTTTTTTGCTTGTGCTTTGTAATAAGCCCACTTAGCGGGTTTTGTTGGTACATTTTTTTCTAAAAATAATCCAAGTTTTTGTTCAGCTAGTTTTTTGTCCATAATAGACTCCCTCTTCTTTCTACCTTGACAATGTGCTCGTTGACTAAATCCTTTTGGATTGCTACAATCTATACTACGTTTATACTTAGCAGTCCATTTTTCGTTAATTCTTTCTACATTATAAATATCACTACAACCACACTTATGCTCTTTTACAAATGAAATTTCGTTTTTAGCTTTAGTCTTTTTCTTCATTTTATTTATGTAAGCTCTGTACACTGCAGCCTGAGATGTTTTACCCATCTCTCTTGCTCTTTGTTCCATAGCAACTGCTGCCTGTATCTTATGTGCGTGTGATTTACCACTACTTCTTATTTTACTAACAGATGCTTTTGCATCTGCTACAGTAGCAAATTTCAAACCTTTTATCGTACCCTTTGGGTTTTCATCAGTATACAAATCTGAATGAGATTTAGAGTTACGATGTTGTCCTTTTTTTCTTGGAACTCTTTTTGCTTCATCAACCTTATCATAATAGTCTTTAGGATGAAACTTCATTTCGACAACCTTTGCATCTTTTTTGATACTTTTACCATCTACCAACACTTCAACAGGATATGGTTTGTCAGGTTTATTATACCAATAAGCCATATCATAACCACCATTTTTTAGAAGTCTGACAAGTAGTCCTCTATCATAATCTTTATCTTCAGCTTTGAGAACTTTTATCTCACCTCTTGGTAAAACTAAATCAGCCATTATGATGCTTTTCCTGTTCCACTCTTCTTTCCACTACGTTTTGTATGTGTGGAAACTCTTACAGGTTTCTTACCTTGTCCTGGTGCCTGTTTACCACCTCTACCTCTTTTGTTCTGTGCTGCTCGTTTTCTTCTTGTGGCACTTTCTTTTTCTTTCTTACTCATCGAAGCTGCTTTAGAAGCAGGAACACATTTAGCATAACCTCTTTTTTTACCACTTGTACCACAAGGTGGGTGTTTACCACTTTTGTCTTTCTTACCAATGTTCACCCATTTTTGTTTGAACCAATTTCGTAAATCTTCATTTACAGGATTACCACAATGAATACAAAGATTATCTAATATAATTTTTGCTTGTTCTGAAGTGATGTTGAGTTTTTCACTCATATCTTTTTTTATCATCATTTTATCTTTCGGTGATATTCTTTGTTTCTTTTTACCAATCTCTCTTGGTTCATCTACGTGAAATGTTTTCATAATTTACCTCGGTGGTTTCAAATCCCAAGGACCCCAATGTCCTGTTCTTACCATTTTCAAACCTGCTTGTTCAGACGTATACTTGTAAAGTTTATATCCTTTTACAGGCGCTTGTAGTAATTCGTAATATCGTCTCTTTGGCATCTTAATATCTTTACCATTACTCTTGTCGTAACATATTCCACCTTTTTCTACCCAACAATGTCCAAATGGTTTTCCATCTCTTGGTAAGATACCAACACCGTGAACTAATCGGGCTGAATCATCTTCTCCGATAATAGCTCTACCATTTGCTGAGTAACAATCACCTTTCATTACTTCCAATCCCAAAGTTTTACTAAGTTATAGGTTATACCAAATCCCCAAATAGGTTCTGTTAATCCCGTAATTGAATTATAAGTTACACCCAACATAGGACCAAATGATATTTGGTTTCTTGGTGGTTTTAAAGCTATAGGTTTACTCTCTCCACCTGAAAGTCTTAATCCATCAAAAGATTTACTTGGTAGTACAGCTTTAAACTCATACTCACCTAATTTTTCTATTTCAGGTGCACCCATTTTAATTTCACCATCAAAAGACAAATCAGTTTTAGAATCTAAAATTTTATTGTCTTTAATCTTTACACCTGTACGTCCGAATATCCTTAAATAATTATCTTGTACACCAAATTCTTTTTCAAAAGGTATTAATCCATTTTCACCTAATGATACTTCAAACTTTACTGAATCAAGAGATTCTCTAAGGTTTTTTAATCGTTGTTCATATTCTTTTTCCCAACGAATTCTTTCATAATAATTAGTTTTTACATCTTGCATTTCGTTAATAAGTTTTACATTATACTTATTAAGTTTAGCTACTTCAGTTTTTAATGTATCAATAGTAAATTCGTTTTCTACTATTAGTTCTTCTTGTCTTTGACTGTCATTAACTAAGAAATCATATTCTTGTTTTACAAAGTAATATCTGACAGCAAATATGGTTAGAACAAAACAAACATTTATTACTATACCAAATATAGTTTCTTTACTCATTTAGATAACTCCTCACTTGCGTAATCTTTTAGTACATTTGGAAACCAAGCGTGAACAAAAAGAGCCCCACTTATTTTCATCGCTCTCCACCAATGTTCCCAATATCCCATATTATTTTCTTTGAGATGTTTTATCATTTCAAATCTTTTGTAG